ACGAGCCCAGCCATCGCCAGCACGCAACGTCGTCAGGCCGATCAGATCGAGCATGGAAGGCTTCCCAAAGCGGTTCCGGCGTCACGACTGGACACCCCCGTTGCGGATCAGGGTCGCGGCAAGGTCCATCCAGCACGACGCCTCATAGTTCGTTGCCGATGCTTCAAGCATTTCGGCGAAATGCTCCGCGACAAGGGCGATGACCTCGCGAGTCAGATCCTCAAGTTCGTCGGGTGGGCGCTGCCCTCCGGCGTAGCCGAACGTCACGTTGTCGATGGCTTGCGCTACGCGGTCCTCTAACGTCTCGGCCATTTCGTCACGGCTTGGCAGCGGGCTCACCGCGCACCCCCACAGACGGACAGGTTGGGCACCCGGTGGTCGAAAGCTGGGAGGTTGGTACCAACCCGGATAGCCGGCCTGTCACCCGAGATAGGAGCGGCGGTGATCGCGTCGATAAGACCAGCGAAGACGTGATCGTGGGCTATCACAGCCGCCGCCTGGGTTGCTGCGGTTTGGCATTGCGGAGAAGGACGGTGGGAGTTGGCGACCGCGTGCCTGACGTCGCCAAGGTTCAGGTTCGTGCCGATGGTCCCGCCGACGACACAGCCGAGAGTCAGGCCCACCAGCCAACTCGGGGCGGCGCTCACGATGCCTCCCGCGCGATGGAGTCGAGAACCGCGAGGATCAATCCAGCGTCGTGCGGTGAGGTCACCGCGAGCAGTTTGATCCCTAACGCTGCGGCCTCCATGTCGCCCGCCTTCAACGCGGCGCCGATGATCGCCAGCAACGACTCGCGGCTCCAAACCCCGTCTACTGTCGTCGCGTTCTTCTCACCGCTCACTGCTCCTCCACCTGACACCAGCCGATGACCCGGTACGACGCGGGCAACAGCGACAGCAGCCAGCCAACGACGGTCAGGTCAGCGGACACCGGCCCCTGTTCTTCCCCTAACAGGTGACCGGCGTCCGCCTTCCTGCGCTCCGGAAGGGAGGAACCGGAGCTGTCCAACACGCGGGGGCTCGCGTTGGAGATCATGCGGTGCCGACTCTCGGCAGCGACCAGCCCTGGAGGATCGCCTCGCGCGGGTGCTCAGTTGGACGGCGCTTGCCTGAGCAGATCCGGCTCAAATGCGCTGGATGCACGCCGAAATCGGGGGCGATATCTAGAAGTCGTTCACCATTCGCGCGGCGCCGGCGAACCTCGGCTACTTGCTCGTTCGTCAGCTTCGCCCTACCCGACGCTTCGTTGCGGGTGGAGGGAGCGCGTCCCTTCGCCACCATGTCAGCGGAGTTCTGGGCCGGACTACCAGCAAACAGGTGGGACGGCCGATAACAGGACGGGTTGTCGCAGCGGTGGCATACGTAACCGATTGGATAGGCGGGGACGGCAATCCCGATCGCAGCCATGACATTCCGCGTCACGACACGGCTTCGGATCACGGAAAGGGACGGGGCAATTACGCCGTAGCCCTTGGCCGACTTCGGCCCAGGCCAGAGCCAGCATGGGCCGTCGTTGGACGCCTCATCGGTGAAGACCCGCGCGAACGCTTCGCGTTGCGGCGTCAGCGAGTTCATCGTGCAGCCCCAACGCGACGAAGCGAGTACCCCTGGTCTATGGCCCAGCGGGGATTCTCGGTTATGAAGCGGTGGCAGTCGTGGCATAGCGGCAGCCATAACGCTTCGTCGAGCAGCAGCGAGCCGAGACGGCCCTGCATGTGATGGACTTCGGTTGCTCGCCTGTGGCAGCGGTGACAATGCGGCTTGCTTTCAAGAAAGGCGTTCCGCTGCTTCGCGTAGTCGCGTTCCTGTTTCGCCCGCTTCGGGCTGCGGCGCCTCACTCGCACACCTGCCCGACCCGCGGCCAGAACTGGTCTTCGAGCGCCTGAATCCCGTGGCGGGCGTTAGCGATCCGCGCACCCAGGTCGTTCGCGAAAAGGAAGTCCGGATACATCTCCAGGTGCAACATGGCTTCGTAGGTGAGCCGGACGGTCATGTTCTCGATCGCCTGGAAGATCAGGTCGAGGCTGTCTTTCTCGCCCGGCTGGGGGATGTCGTACTCGGGGGGGTCGTTCGGCTGTGTGGTCACGGCGCACCTACCGGGGCGGTGAGTTCGGCGCGGCGGTTGTCCACGAGCTGCTTCGCCTCACGGGCCACATCCCCGGAGATCCGGTTGGTGTTGAACGCCCGCTTCGCTTCGGTTTCGATGCCGTCGAGTTCCAGGACTGTGGTGGACAGGTCGACACGGGTCCGGATGTCGTCGAGGAACGCGCCCTCTTGCAGCCGTTCCTGCGCCGGACGTACAGCCCTCGCGTCGGCGGCTTTCGCGCCGTCGTCATCCTCACCGCCCGGAGCGATACCAGTCACAGCCGTCAGGCAGTAGCGACGGGCGTAACTTATTGCCGAACCAATCTGCTGCGAACTGGCACGAGACGGGTCGGGCAGCGGATATTGGCCGCCCGTTGACTCCCCTGAAACATGGGTCAGCGAGTAGTCGAGAACGAACCCGTGGTCGTTCATGGTCGGGCAGCAGACGAACGACAGGCCGAGCTTCGACAGCAGCGGCATCGCTTTCTCGGTGATCGTGGTCAGGTCGGCGTACTGATACGAGTAGTTGCCGGCGTCTGCGGTGTTGTCCTTACCGACGTGCGGGATGTCGGTCTGGAACTCGGCCAGAGCCTTCGCTAGTTCGCTCACGACGCCTCACCCGGCTCCCTCGTCAAAGGCCTGTCTGTCAAGGCGACATGCGACTTCTGACGGAACGGCACAACTTCGGCGTCGTCTCGTGGCTGGGTTCGGTCGGCGATCCAGGTGACGACCGTGAAGAACGCCAGGATCAGAACAGCCACTACAGCGGCGATCATGGTGTCGCCTCAACGAGGTGCCACACCAGCACGCCACCGGGAGCGACAGCCGTGCCGACGTGCTTCGTACCGGGCGGCATCTCGTGACCCGTCCCAACGACGGTAAAGGCGCGCTGGACCGTCGGGCCGTCCGTCTCAAGCGCCCAGAACTCCATCGTGTCGATGTCGCGGCAACCGACAGACAGGACGTGGCCGGATAGCGCAAATTCGTGGAAGCGGTCATCGACCGGAACCTTGTAGCGATAGATGCGGCTCACTTGGCACGCTCCGCTGCGACCATCGCGAGCAGGTCCGCATCCAACTGGGTGAACGACGGCAAATCTGCGAGCCGGTACGCCTCGTCTTCGCTGTAACCGGCGTGAACCAGCGTCGACCGGATGACCGCCTTGACTGCGCTGGTCTTCCGCTGCTTTTCGGTCGGTGGGGGGCTCCACCAGCGGTTCAGAAACCACTTCACGGCTGCACCTGCTCAGACAGGCGAATCTCAGCCTTCTCGAGGACGGCTTCAACGTCCTCGAACGTGGTGGCGGGGTGGTCGTTGAACATCGCGACGGAGGTAAGGCCCTCGGACTTGCGTACAGCGCGCTCCGGGAACTGCTCAGCGATTACCTCGCCAACAGCGGTGTACCAATCGCGGTCCCGGTCAAGCAGATAGCCGAAGCCGTTGCCCTCGGCGACCTGCCGCGCTCCGAGCATGCAGACCTTGCCGTCGCCGTTGGTGTACCAGCCCTTATGCCAGCCTCGCCGCCGTAGCACTTCCAGTGGTGTCGTCATGCCGACACCCCGACGATGTTCAGCCGCCGTGCCGCAGCGGCCAGCCCGGTATGCCAGAACACGACCGACGCCCCGTTCCTCGGCCTCTCAGCCATCGCATCCCGGTAGTGAGCCATCGCGTTCAAGGCGTGAGCCACGTTGAACTCGGAGGCGCCGGACTCGGCCAGCGTCAGGTTGGAGCGCCAGAACTCCTCCGGCACCCGAAGCGCGGTCTCAGCGAGAAGGTCCGTCAGTTCCGCGAGGTCTCTCACGCCCGCACTCCTCCTACTTGCAGCCGTCCTTCAGCGAAGTGGTCACCGACAGAAACAGCGGAAGCGGTACGGGCGTCGGCTTCGGCCTGAAGGTGATTCGCAGCAGCGTTCGCCAGAGTCGCGTGGGCCAGAGCCTTCGCGAGCATCGTGGCCGAGTCGTTCATCCCGTCGAACGCGGCCTGTAGGCAGTCCTCAGCCGCTTCGAAGTGGTAGTGGTAGTCCTTCACTTGCTTTCTCCCTTACAGTTGGTCTTGCTTTCTCTGAGAGGTCGTCCGTCACAACCGGGCGGCCTCTCGCTTTTGGTCAGGCGGAACGTCGTTGCTCGAAGGTGAAGCGGTCGGGATGCCGCTTGGCCCGCATCCGTTCACGGGCGCAGGTACGGCAGATCCGGTGGCCCTTGCGGTCGCGGCCCGTGTTCTCAGGCGTGTATTCGTGGTCGCGGGGGCAGTGGGTCTTGTTCAGCCAGAACTGGGCAGCCGTCGATCGGCGGGTGTTCTCGGCAGGCGTGACCGGTTCGAGATGGTCGGGGTTGACGCAGTTCCGGATCCGGCACAGATGGTCAAGGTGCAGCCCGTGAGGGATCGGCCCGACGAGCAGTTCGTAGGCGAGCCTGTGCGCTGACCATCTCCGCCGAGACGTTCCGGGGATGGTCAGCGAGCAGCGCCCGTAGCCGTAGTTGTCTGTCCCTGCGGTCCACAGCCAGCAGCCCGACTCGTCAGCCTGAATCCGCTCCTGCATGTGGGTGGGGAGGCGTTCCACGTCGTAGACCGGGAGCGCGAGACAGAGCTGCGATTCGCCGTAGATCATGCGGCCACGCCCTTAGCCATGTCGGGGAACCAGAGCCGGAGGGTTTCGGGGTGGACGTCCTCGCCGAAGCGGTCGTTGATCCGCATTGAGATCTGCCGCCAGGACTTGCCGGCGGTGCGCTGCTCGCGGGCGAACTGCTCTAGGCCGCCTTCGATGAGGTGGTCGAGCAGTTTCCGTGTTGCTGTTCTCCGTTCCACAATCGTGGAACATAGACCACGACAGTGACGGTGGCAAGGCGAAACGCCGTGTAGTTTTGCAAAATCGTTGGGAAAGTGAGACGCTCCACAAATGTCATCCACAGATGTGGACGCCACGGTCCCGGCTCAGACGCAGACCGTCGCGCCCGAGACGCCGGACGAAATCATCAGCGCTTCAGTGCGGAGCCTTCTCGCCCATCACGGGCTGAAGAGAACCGACGTGCCGAACCTCATCGAGGGCATGAAGAAGTCCACCCTCTACAACCGCCTCGGCGGAGGTGAGAAGTCGGCATGGGAAGCCCGCGAGGTTCAGGCACTCGCCGAACTATTCGGGCTTGAGGTCGGGCAGCTCTACTCAGGCCACTTCCAGGCCATCGACTCGCGGCTGGCAGGTCACCCCGTGAGACTTTCGCGGGAACACGAACCCGCAGGTCAGGACCGCTTTTCGGGCTCCGACATCGAGTTCCTGATTGACGCTGCTATCGCTACCTCAGCCGCCTAATTGATCTTCACTATCTCAGTTGCCTGGTTGCACACTGCAACTACCCAGGAGTAACTAAAGGGCATGCCGTCCGACCCGATCACCCGGTATGTCCAGTGGATGAGAACCAAAGGGCTGTCCACGTCGCTCATCGCCCGCCGCTCCTCAGTGCTCCGGGCAGCCGAATATCAGATGGGTGTCGGGCTACTGAAAGCCTCACCGGAGGACGTCACCCGGTTCCTCGCAGCGGAGCAGAAACGCGGACTGTCGGATGCGACCCGGCATATTTACGCGGGTCATCTGCGGACCTTCTACAGCTGGGCGATCCGGGCGGGACTGTCTAGACGGAACCCGGTGATTGGCGCCGCCGTCCCGAAACGCCCCCGCTATCTGCCTCGGCCTATTGCCGACCAGCAGTTACATCGGGCCTTCACCGCCGCTGAGCCCCGCACCCGGCTAATCCTGGCGCTCGCGTCGATGGCCGGGCTGCGAGCCGTGGAGATCGCCCGCCTGCGCCGGGAGGACATCATCGACCACGGCGACGAACCGTCGATCCTCGTCCACGGCAAAGGCGACAAGCCCCGAATGGTCAGCCTGTCCCCGCAACTGCTCGCCGAACTGCTCCGGTACGGGATGCCGAAACGCGGCCCCATCATCCGCAGGCTCGACGACGGGAAACACCCCGTGTCTCCGTCGCTGATATCGAGCGTGGCGAACCGGCACCTTCACGAGCTCGGGATCAGCGACACGCTGCACTCCTGCCGCCACTGGTCCGCAACAAGCCTCTACCGGGACACCCGCGACATCCGGCTCGTGCAGGAGACTCTGGGCCATTCCAGCCCCGCCGTCACCGCCATCTACGTCGCTTATTCCAGCGAGAAAGCCCCCGCCGCGATGGAACGGCTTGGGGTTCGGCTACTAGCGCCGATCGAGGCTCCTGCGACATGATCCGTTCCATGACACGGGGCTATCTAGGTGTGGTCGTCGTGATCGGAATGCTGGCGGGGTGCAGTTCGAGCGGCGTCCCATCCCAGATCACCTCACCACCGGACTGGGGTGTCCTGTCCACAGATTGCAGCGAAGGCCCGACCGCCCTGGCCGGCGAGGTGAAAGCCGCTTACGACGACCTGCGGGCGAACGGCCACCCGGAAACCTACCCGCAGCTCGAGAAGCATCTCGCCGCAGCGATCACGATTCACACGTCGGACTGCTCGGAGTTGATCGCGGCCTACCTGACGTTGCGGGACTCCTAGACAGCAAGAATCACCCCGCCAGCCCGAAGGCATGACGGGGTGAGAAGTGAGAGACTGACCGGGTGACGGTAGACGAGTTCCTGCGGCATGAGGCTCAGAAGACCGGGGCAGCGCTCATGCAGATCGACTTGCTGCGCGATCGACTCAAGGCGATCGGCGTCAGTAAGCAGGTCATTGATTTCGTAGAGAACAGCGCACCGGTCGAAGCGGTCGGGCTGATGCGAACGATCGCCGTGTTACCTCCGAGCGGCGTCAGGCATCTCAACGAATACGCGCTGAAAGACTGGCGTAGCCAGGAAGGTACCTTCGTTACATAAACCTGACCTCAACCGGTCCGGTATGAAGTCCTACGGAATATCCAGCCGTACCAGGCCAACAGCCACGTTTTAGCGCCGTACAGCAGCATTGCGGGCAGGATCAGGGACCAGTCGCGGTCGGTCACAGCAGCAGATCCCGTTCGAGCTCTAGGTCATGGATCGCGCTGCGAAGCGCCCGGTCGCGGGCGTCGTACTCCGGTCCAGCGTGGTGCCAGTCCTCGAGGAGTTGCAGTTCGAGCCGCAGGGTTTTGATCTTCTCGTTAAGGGTGCCAATATCCGGGTCTGGCTCCCCCGTGGTCATGGCCTAGTGGATGTGGACGTGATGCTGGATGAGAAGGACCAGGACGATCACGGCGATCGCGACGAGGAGCCAGACCAGCAGGACGTTCGCGGCGATGAACCCGGCGTCCCGTCGCTTGTTCTTCGGGGCGCTGTGGACGCCGAGGAACGCGAGGGCGGCGGTGCCGCCGGCGACCTCGAGGCCGTGCAGGGTCGCGGCGGTTCCGGTGGTCAGGGCGGTAAGGAGGTAGGCGGCGAGCGCCGACACGACAGCAGCCGCGATGGCCTTCGCCTTCTGCTCGAGCAGTGCCTTCATGGCTGGGTTTCCCTTCTAGGTGTGCAGATGGTCCGGATCTCCGATTCGCGGTAACGCCTATGCCCGGACGGCAAAGTGATCGCGGTCAACTGTCCGGTGCGGGCCCAGCGGGTGACGGTTTTCGGGTCGACCCGCAGAATCCGGGCGACCTCACCGGGAGTCAGCAGCTGCTCCCCGACCTGCGGGGGTGGCGAGATGGTCTGCCACTCCGAACGGCCATGAGAGGTGGACCCAGAAGCCGTCGAGGGCTTCGTGGATCGGCTGGTCACAGTCGGGGTAGGCGCAGCGGGGTTGATCGACCGGAAAGGGCGCCGTTCCGTCACCGCCGTACCGTCTCGATGACCGTGGTCTTGGCGTGCGCTGCGGCGAATTTCAGGGAAACCCAGCGTCCGTTCCCCGCATCGCGAGCCTGCCGATAGACGTGTGTGACCTTCATCGCCACCATCCCCAATGCCAGCGGTCCCAGAAGGAACGCGCATGTTCAGGTCCGGGCTTGGTCTTACTGTCCGGAGTCTTCTGCTGAGGTGCCGGGGTCAGCTTCTTGCGCTTCGCCCGCCGCTTCGCATGCTCGGGCTTGTCGACCTTCGACCAATCCACGCATTTGTCCGCGTCGAGAACCGCCATGATCGACGGGTTGCCCTTGCCGATCACCGAGTTCCAGACGTGCTTGTGAACCCCGCCCTGGCCTCGGAAGCCGTCGACGTTGGAAGGTCCGGAATCCCAGCCGATCGTGAACAGTTCGACGTGGGTTCCTCTGTCCTCGACGTGGTAGATGCATTCGGTGTGTCCGGGCTGCGCCCCGCCTCCGGTGTTGACGAGGATCAGGTCACCGACGTGGGCGTCCCAGGAGTTGATGATCGCCCGGTGCTTGCGGCCCCAGGCGTAGGCGTCGGGACAGTAGGCGTACCCCTCGCGCATCCCCGGCTGCATCGACACCATCGGGAACCCGGCCTTACCGTAGGTAGTGGTGTTGCCCATCGCGCACGAGTAGGTGTCACCAAGCCCGCAGTATTTGCCGGCGGGGTTGCCCCGCTTACCGGGATAGCCCGAGCCGTTACCCCAGCCGTTGTAGGACAGCGACCATTTCGGTATCTCGTGACGTTGAGCGACAGTCAGTTTGGGCATCGTCGTACCTCGATCTCTTGAGGGGTGTCCCGCCCGGTCCCCGAGCGGATCGGTGCTCATCACCGGGCGGGACGTTTGAGCCGTGACGGCAGGCGGGGGTCGAGTCCTGTCAACCGTCACGGCGGTTCTGGTGCGCGGTGAGTCCAGGGACACGCGCATTCACACGGCTCGAGGTCCGTGCCTTCACATTCGAGGCACCGGTCGACCTGACACATGAGGCACACGACGTTCGCGGCGCCGTAGCGGTAGACGGTCAGGGTTTCGGGGACTTCTTAGCTCGACCGGGCGGAACCTTGCCGTTGGGAAGGCAGAGCAGGCAGCTGGACGGTGAAGGCGACGGGGCGGGCTTCGCCAGGTGGTGTTTGCGGGTGTGGTGGTGAGGTCGAACCGTGACCGTGCGCACCGGTCCCGGTTCGCGGATCACCTTCACATGCCGCCGGCCTTTCGGGACTTTCACGATGACCTTCGGGCGCGGCGCCGGGGTGGGTTTCCCGACGTTCACTTCCGGTGGTCGCGGCGGTCCGCACCGGTAGTCCGCCCGTGCCGAGTTCACCGCCGTGCCGCCAGGGCCGGGGATCGTCGTGGGGAGCAGCGTCAACATCGCGCACATGCCTTGCCGCTGCTGCTCAGCCCGTCTGTCGGCCAGTGCTGCCCGGTGGGTCAGGTAGGAGCCGAACGCGGCGACGATGATCAGAATCAGGACAGCGACGATGATCAGGGGCCAGTCGACACGACGCCTCATCGGCGGTTCCTCGCTTCGTCGAGCTCGGCTTCAAGTGCAGCGATCCGTTTGTCTTTCCGTTCGATTTCCCGCAGGTAACGGGACACCGGGTCGTTGCCGCGCCGTTCCTGCCACCAGGAGGTCACGAGCGGCCCGACAACCGCCGCGAACACGACAGCGACAGCCGCGATGATCGCGACGAGAATCGCGTGACTGTTCCCGGCTGCGGTCGCCGCACCTTCGGTGAGCAGCCCCGCGAAGATCCCTTTCCCCCCATGCCAGAGCATCATCCGGATAGGAGATTCCATGCCATCGGATCTCCCTGGGCGGCTCGAACTCGCGGTTAGGTACTTCCGCCTCTGCGGGCCGCGGCCGAGCGTCTCATGTTCACCAGGCCCGTAACGGGCTCTAAATGATCTGGCCGCACGCAGTGCCTCACCCGGCAGAGGTGATCTAGTTGCAGGTCGCTAGGCACAGGCTCACCGTGCCACAGGAGGTAGACCATGCGATGGGCGCTGACACTTCTTCGCTTGCCCGTTCCTGTGCTATCTCCGAAGAAGACGCCATATCCCCATCGGTCAAGATGGGCAGTCCATAGCCAGCAACTATCGGTCTTCTCAACAAGAGCCCAGAAGCGTTCCGCTTCTGGCACGTAGCCCCTTCCCACGCGAGGTAGGGACGCTAGAGATCCAGCTCTACAGGCTTTGTTGTAGTGGTATCGGCATACGCCGCGCAGTTGTCGCGGCCGCTCGCAGTCTTCGATCGCGCATATACCCTCAGCCATGTCGGCTCACCGCCTAAATCGGTGTAGTCGTCAGGCCCTCAGGTAGTCGCATACCTGGGGGCCACTCGGTTTGAGTATACGTTTGGTCTGGCCCGTGCCAGACCATCATCCGGTTCGGGGTGTCCACATCGCCAACCCCCTTTGAACGGTTTACCGGTCCCTGGCAAGGAAGGTCATGTGACTGCGAGCACACCGATCTTGTGTTCGGGCTGTTCGACGGCTCCGGTGATCCGAACCCAAATGTCATACGTTCCTGCTGCCGGGGTGAGTGTCCCTCCGGCGCCGGTCAGAATCCGGGCGGTGGTGGTGTTGACCCATTCGGCTGCCGTCCAGTCGCCCGTGTCGGGTTCGACGAAGCGGGCGGTGAGAGCCACATCAATCGGGAGGGTCGTCGGGTCGGTCGCATGGTCGGGACTGTTCGCGTCGAACGCTTGAATCCCGTTGATATAGAGGTATTCCCTGCTGATGACGGGTAGCGACGGCATCTAGGGCTCCTCGAAAGTGACGACTGGAGTAGCGAAGGCGAACTCAGGACTTGCTGTCACCGCGAAGTCCTCGAGGTGGGCGCTGAAGGAGAACGCTGGTGCGTCGGCGCCGAACGCCATGTCCGTACCGGCGGTGAAGGCGTAGCTGGTGTTGACGTCGGTGAAGTCGAAGACGATCGGTTTGAGGGACACGCCGAGAGCTGTCAGCGTCCCGATGCCGCTGAGGTTCGCCGCAGCCGTGATGGAGGGAAGTGTCGTGGGGACCAGCGTTCCCATGCCGGTCAGGGCTGCTGAACCGGTCAACGCGGGGTGGGGTGTTGCGGTGAGAGTTCCGGCCCCGGTGTAGTGGGCGGTGCCGCGCAGATTGGGGATCAGGGTTGTGGTGAGTGTCCCGACGCCGCTCAACGCTGCAGGTCGACGGAAGCCCGGTTTGGTTGTGGCTGTCAGTGCCCCAGAGCCGGTGAGGTTCGCGGTGCCGTGGATGAGACTCCCGGCCACGAGTTGCCCGGTACCGGCAAGTGCGCTAGCGGCGGTGAACCCTGCGGTCGTCGCTACGCTCAGAACGCCCGAACCGGACAGCGCGGCAGTGCTGGAGGCTTGCTGATTCGCGGAAGCGTTGAGCGACCCCGCCCCAGTCAGCCCCGCTGCCTGCATGGTGGCAGGGGTGCCGGTCGCACCGAGAGTCCCGGATCCGGTGAGATGGGCCGAGCCGGAGACAGTGACTATGGCGGTAGTTGCCAGCGTCCCCGTGCCGGCGAGTGAGGCTGCGCCGGTCGGGCTGGGCTGCCCAGTCGCGGTGAGCGTCCCCGCACCGTTGAGCCCTGCCGCTACATGCGGAGTTGGGAGGCCGACTGCCGCCAGGGAACCCGCACCGGAAAGCCCCACCGTGAAATGGACGGATGGCTTACCGGCAGTGGCGAGAGAACCAGCCCCGGCTAGTGCCGCCGAACCTGACACTGTGATCCGCGTCTGGGCGGCGGTGAGCGTGCCTGCGCCTGTGAGGTTCGCAGTGCCGCGTACTGCGGGCTTCCCCGCGGTGCCGAGCGTCCCCGCGCCGCTGAGAGCCGCGGTTCCGGTGGGCTTCGGCTTGCCGGTGGCGGTGAGAGATCCCGACCCGGCGAGAGCTGCTGCCGCGTGCGGGCTCGGCTTACCCGTGTCGGCTAGGGAGCCCGAACCCGACAGACTCGCCGCGCCGGTTTCCTTCGGCTTTCCGCTGGCACTGAGCGAACCTGCGCCGGACAGTGACGCGGTGCCGGTGAAGGCCGAGGCGGCCGGCTTGTACACCGCGCCGAACAGGGTCTTCGCGTTCGCCGTGCCGGAGAACGTGCAAGTGGCGGTGAGCCCCGTCGCTGGCGACGAGAGCACGTCGTAGGCGACCGACACGGCGTTCTGAGATCCACCGATAGTCTGCGAGTTGTCGAACAGGTCGGTGAACGGCGCCGACCAGGCGAACGACGTCGTGGCGCGGCACGCCGAGCAGGCGAGCGCGAGCCCGGTCGCGCCGGTCGTGTTCACGCCGGGGCTTGTCGTCGACGCGCCGTTGGTATTGCGACCGGCAGTGCCGAGTACGACGTCCAGGACAAGCGACGCGTCCCAGTCGAGTAGGACGACCTGGGCCTGCGCCTGAGTGCCGCCGCTCATCGTGAACTGCGGAGCGGCGTCACTGCCCGTGGCGGCTTTGGAGAACAGGAACCCTTTAGCGTGGGCGGTGCCGTTGACCTGCTCGAACGATGTGTCCAGCGCCCAGGTGCCGGTCGTCTCGACGCAGGTGGGGGTTGTGCTGTTGATGTTGGTCGCGGACACGACCGCGTAGATCGTGTCACCTGCCGTGCGGGACTGCCCCGTTCCCCATGCTCCGGTGAGCGTCCCCGCACCGTTGATCGTCCCAACGGCGGGGGTGCCGACCCAGGTCACGGGTTAGGGATCAGGTCTGGGTGTAGGTGAACGAGTGGTGACGCGCCTGTATCTCTCGCGGCAACGCTGCCGATTGCATTCCGAGCATGCGCGACCTCCACGGTTATCGACAGTGTCGTAGGGATGGCCCCTCGGGCATTGGGTCTTTCTCGCGTGGACCGCGAACGGCGACTCACCTCGAAGCACGTTCTCGCGATGAGTGACGGGATCGAGATGCGCCGGATTGACGCACGCATGAACCCTGCACAGATGGTCAAGCGTCTCGGTGTCGTCGAGCTCCCGGACCAGCTGCTGATATCCCCAGCGATGAGCGCGATGGTTCTTATGCAGGCCGTCGGTGATGACATCGAACTGGCCGTATCCGTGGCGGTCCAGGCCACCGATCCACAGCCAGCAGCCGCCAACGCCTTCACGGTCGACCTTCGACCACCATCGTTCGATGGGCGTGCCCCCGCTGCGATCGAAGGATGCCTTCGTCGGGTCGCCGGTGCGGTACCAGCGGTGGTAGTGCTTCTTGCACCATCCGCGTGATTTGACGAACACCGGCGAGTCGCAGTCATCAATTGCGCAGACGGTTGACATGCCGGGACGTTAGCAACCCAGACCGACAGTTTTTAGGTCTGCGTGTAGGTGTACGTAACTAAATATGTTCCTTGGCTGGCGAACGCCTGCGATGTGACGGCCACGCTGTCCTTCAAATCGTTCGTCGTCGCCGTCGAGGAGGCAGCGACGCCCGCGAAGGTAACCGTCGTACCGGACGCGACATCGAAGGTTGGCGAGCCGGTCACGACACCGGTACCGGAGGCGGTTGACCAGCTGATCGCCTTGCGGGCGTAGGCCGGTGAGCCGCCGGAGATCTCACCGGTGGCGTTGCCGGCCGTGCCGGGGTCCGAGGAGTGCAGGGTGCCGTTGGGCGCGTCGGCGGCGTATTTGTTGGCGAGGGAGTCCTTCTCGGCCATCACTCGGATCGACATCGGTCAGTCCTCCTCGGTGGTCGCCGGGAAGGTTTGGCCGGCGAGTGGATGGTCGAGATGATCGGGGACGGCGGTCTGCCCGTGGTAGCCGCCCGGACCCGCGTCGGGCTCGTCGGAGACTTCGACGGTCTGCCATTTGGTGCGGGCGTCCGCGACGTAGGCGTCGAGGAAGTCGGGGCGGACGTAGTCGACGGCCTGGTGGGTGGCGACACCGCCGTCAGGCAGGGCGGTGATCGAGGTCATGATGACCCGTCGCTTCGTGATGCGCGGGTCTTCCTTGGTGCGGCTCATCTGTTTCCTCCGGGCATGGTGTGGACCCGCACGGAGGCGGGTGGAATGAGGTGGTGGTTAGGCGTTGATCAGTTGGGCTTGACTTCGCGCTACCAGAGACTCATCGCGATGGGAACGAGCGCCTCATCGGCTGCGATCGAAGACGGGGTGACTGAACTCGGAGCTGGATACGTCGATGCAAGTGTCGTTCCAGAGAAAGCGTTATTCGCGTCTAGCTTGAATTCTGTGGACGCGTCGTTGACAGCCACCGCGACGAAGATCGTTCCTGCTGGGAGTACAGCCGAGATGCTGACGTCTTGGAGGCCGACCCCGGGGACTGCGACTGTTTGAGAAGCAAGACTCGTGCCGGAGGAATCGTAGATCCGAACGTTCATGTTCCCCGCTGCAACGGCAATACGAAAACGGATGAACGAGATAGTCTTCGCGACAGGGTTCTCTTTAACGATGATCGTTGTCGTGTTGACACCCGGCGCGGCGGATGCAGTGATTGACCCTCCGGCCGGGGCGGTAGCCGTAATACTGCCGCCGCCACCGCCCGCTGCAGCCCATTTCACCCCGTCCGTCTGCGTCGAGTCGGCTGTCAACACGTAGGTGTCGGTACCAACCGGCAGATTCGTCGGCGTACCCGACGCGGTGAAAACGATCAGGTCGCCTTTAGCCGTACCGATCGCTTTCGCTATCAGATTGTTCAGTGCGTCCTTGACGGTCGGCCCGGTGACCGACGAGTCGTTTGTGATCAACGACGCCGCATAATCCCCGAGGACGGCGACCACAGCCCCGGTACGCCCGAACACTGACGTGACAGCCCCCGCCGAAGCGGCGGTGATCTGGGCTTGGAGGCGGCGGAACGCCCCCAACCATTCCCGCTTATCGGCGGTAGTCGTCACTCCATAATCCAGATCGCCTGCAGGTACGTGTTCCCCGCACCAGTCGACAAAGCCCCACCCGACGTCGACGCCCCTTTCAACGTGATCGTGTCCGACACCGCACACCGGAGCAGGCAGGATGTCGTCACCCCATGCGTCGCCGCGATCGCAGCACAGTTCTGCTTCGACATCAGCGAAGAGTTCAGGTAGATCGACGTCGCATCCGAACCTGACGCTGTAGACGGGAACTCGATCGACCCGATCACCTGATACACCCCGGCGGTAGCAACAGTGAAAAACCCGTTCGTGCCGGTGTGCATGCCGGTGTTGTCTTCGGTTTCGGAGTCCAACGTGATCACGGTCAACGTCGCAGCGGTCAGGGTGAGTCCGGCGTTGTTGTAGGCGTTGCAGTACGGGCGGATGTTCGTCGCGTTCATCAACCAGTCGACGTTCGACTTGTAAGCGTTGAGCAGCGTGTCCGGGAGCGGCCCTGACACGGCGGTCGCTGGACTGGCGGGAACGCTCACAGGTGTCTCCTAGGCTGGGACGGTGATCGCGGTTGAGTCGATGCCGTGCGCGGCGTCACCGTTGATCTCAACGACCTGCAACGTCACCGGGGTGGTGTAGAACGACACGTCGAACAGGCCCGAGCCGATCTGGTACGACCAGCCCTGCATCACATATGACAGCGTTGAGGCCGGCGCGGCTGAGGGAAGGTTGTCGAGTTCGATCACGTCCAGCGGGGCGGTTTGCAGGACGGCGAGCGCCACGGTGTCGTCATCTTCGGTGGCGAGGTCGACATCGACCTGCGGGGAGGATGTCTGTTCCTGCACGCCGTTGGCGAGAATCCACCCCGCCATCGACAGGCCAGCCGCGTCGGAGACGAGGTTCAGGTCGAGCTGCTGCGGGATATCTCCGATCGCGTCGATTGACGTCTGGTCGAACACCCGCTGTGCGGCGCCGGTCGGGGTGGTGACTGTCACGTCGTTCACGACGTACTGGAGGTCATCGACGAAGGCGGTTGGGCCGTTGACCTGCGAGGAACTGGCGTCGAGGGTGAGCGCGACGGCCGGGTTGTAAAGGTGGTCGAGGGATTTGAAGACCAGTTGGCCTTGCCCGTCGATGTAGGCGTTGGACTGTTCGGCGTTCACGCAGTCGACGATCGCTGCCTGTAGGGAGGTTCCGGTGATGTCCACCGAACCGACTTCGCTGCGGCCCGTATCGAGGACCGAGCCGAGGTTCGTCCGGTAGGACAGTAGCCGGGCCAGATGGTCGGAGGTCAGCTCGCCAGCGAAGGCGTTCGCCCCGGCGTTGTAATGAGCGAGGACCCGCGTTCCTGAAAGGACCGTGGGATACACCCCGAGGAACGCGTAACTACCGGTGAATGGGTTTCCGACGAACACGGACGGCTGAGACCGCGAATCCATGCCAAGTTCAAGCGACGTCAATGCGGCCAGCAGGTCGAGCACCCCCGAATCGGTGCCGATCAGCGCGCCATCGAAATACATCTTCGCGGTACCGCCGAATCCGGTACTGGTGATGACTACCTGGTGCATCTGACCGTCGAACGGCGCCGCGGTGCTGATGCCCGTCGATCCGTCGTTGTATTTGATCGAGGATGCGGTCAACTGGACGGCGAGTTGGGAACTGCCACCGCTGTCCAGCAACGTCAACAGTGAGACAGTGCCAGCGGGAGGCTCGCCCGCCAATCCCACCCAAAACTCGATGGTTCCAACCCCGATGCTGCCCGGATACATGAACGGCGTCGCGATCCATGAACCAGCGGTGCTGCCGCTGCTGGTCCAGGTCGCGTAAGCGTCGTTAGTGACCGCCACGACGTTCCCGCCGTACCAAGTTTCGGTGGGCTGCTGCCCAGCGTCGATCACCCCAGCGCCGTACTTCGAGTTCACGATCGTCGCCGGAGCGTTGTTCCCGGTGGCGTCCGCGAACGTCACCGACCCTTCCGCCTCCTGCAACATGTAAAACGCTGTCGGGGAGTCGAGGAGCATCTCCTCCGCGAGCATCGACCGCAGGAGGTCGTTGGCCCAGCGGGCGCCGAGAATGTCCTGCGCGGTCACCTGACAGGTCGCGTAGGTCGCGTTGTTGAACCCGACCCGCCACGCCCCCACATACCCGTCGAACAGATGCACGTCCGTCGAGGCCACCGTCACCGTCACCCGCACCCGCACCCCCGCCTTCACATGCGGCGTGTACGGGCTCGAGGCGTTCCCCGGCGTGAACCGTCCATCCCGGTTGTCCAAGGTGAACGAGCAGGTTCCGGGATTCGGGTCACCAAGCCAGTTCTGCCGACCACCGGAAATGTTGATCGGAGCACCCCCATCGCCGGTCAACAGGTAGTCGGTGATATCCGTCCACGTCGGGCTGCCGCCGTAAGCCGTCCCGCTGAAATCCGCCCGCACGAGATAGGTGGCGCTCACGGAACCTTGATCCCGGTGTCGTGCGCCAGATGAGTCAGAGCCGCGGCGATGATCTTCGCGTCCTCATGGTCGATCTTCAGCTTGCCGTTCTTGATCTCCAACGTGACATGCTGCGCGGTCGTCCTCGCAGCCTTCCGTTCGATCCGGTCGACAGTCTTCTGGATGCCTTTCAGAACGTCGTGGGTGATCTCCTGATCGTGATGCAGAGTTTTGCGGGCCCACTCCAACGCCAGCCGGTCGTCCTTGATCGCCTCGACCAGCTTCCTGTTCGTGTCGGTCACGGTGACACCGACAGAACCTGACGCGGCCTGGATTTGTGCTTCCGCCTGGTTCGCCTGCGCGATAGACGCCTGCCCGGACATGAACTGTCGGAGCACTTGGTCACCCTGCAGCGCTCCCAGCGCGGCGATCTGCTGCAACAGGATCGGCGCTAGGTGGTGCGCGGCGCCCCACTGCATGTCCTTCGCGAACTGCTGCAACGGCCCGACCTGACCACCCAGGAACTGGCCGATGTTCGCGACGGTCGGGTTGCCGTTGGCGTCCGTCCCGAACAGGTTCGACAGGTCCGCAGCCGACGCCACACCGGAGGAGACGCCCGCAATGTCGGAACGGCGGGTGGCGAGATCAGCCTGCAACTGCTGAGCGCCCTGCTTCACAACCTGCTGCTGGGAGGAGATGACCGCCTTCCACTTCTGCCGTTGAGCGGTAGACCACTGCGACAGCATGGAGTCGAGGTTGTTCAACGCGTTCTGCGTCGTGGTTGATAGCAGATTCTTGATCGAGGCTGCCTGTCCGGTCCAGCCGCTGATCAGACCTTGCGCGAGCATCCGGCCGAGATAGTCCATCTTCTGTGACGGCGACTTCACAGCAGCTTCGGCGTAGGCGTTGTGGATCAGGCTGGACACGACCCGGCGGGCGTTCGTGTTCACGTTGTCAGACCCGAAGTTCAGCCCTTTGATGATGCCGGCGTCGAGTTGCGCGCCGAGGTTCTGACCCGCGCCGAACGCGGCGTCTCCCATCCCGTTGATGTCCTTTTTGAGGCCGCGGATCACCCGTGAGACGGTCGGGCCCGAGACGTTGAGCCCTTCGAGGGCTCCGAGCATCTTCTTCGCCGCGTCCTGAGCTGTCGCATACGACTTCGACGACGTGTAGGTGGCTGTGGTGACGTCTTTGATCTTCCCGACGAGAGAGAAGTAGGCGCTGCCCGCGTCGCGGCTGGCTTTCGACCCGAGCCCGATCTGCCCGTTGGACTTCCGCAGCGCGTCGACGGTGGAGATCAGGTCGTTCTTGAAGTCGATCTGAGCCTGTTTCATCCCGACGAAGTTCCCGACCAGATCATCGAAGGAGTTCCCGAGCGCGGTCACGCCCTGCGATGCGGTGGTGGTCGCGGATGCCATCTGCTCGAAGTTGCTGTTCGCGTCCTTCAACGGTGATTTCGACAGGTCCGCTGATGCGACGAGGTTCTTGAACCCGTTATCGACGGAGGTCAGCGAGCCGAGCAGGTCGATGTTGTTCGCGTCGGCCAGCTGCTGCACCTGGGTGCGGGTCAGGCCGTATGCCTGCGCGATCCGCGTCTCATGGTCGGTGACCGTGATCAGTTCCTGCCGGTACAGCGCCAGTTTCTGCGTGGTTTCGGAGTAGGCGGCGCTGTTCTTCACGACGTTCTGCAGGGAGCTGGGCGCGGCGGCGTTGAGCTTGTCGTTGTAGGCGTTCAGGGCGTCCATCTGACCGGACAGACCTTGGATGCCTTCTTTCAACGAGGCGACGCTGTTCGTGTTGGTGTGCAGGGAGGTGACGTAGGCGTCGACCGCTTCCTTCGCCTTCTGCGCGGCTTCCCGGTTATGCAGCCAGGAGAACGTCAACGCCCCCACCACGACCGCGAACGCGGCGACGGCAGGGTTCGTCGCGTCCAGCGCCGCTGAGGAGGCGGCGGCGGAGTCCTCAGCTGCGGCGAGGCCCGACATGGCCGCGGCGCCGGCGATGGCGGACTCGATCATCCCGCCCAGCGCCCGGTTCAGCGAACCGCCGAGCATCAACGCGAGGTTCGCCGCTGCCGGGGTCAGCGCGGCAGCCAGAACAGCCACGACCGCGTTCGCCGCGTCCGAACCGTTCGACAGCCATTTCACGGTCGCGGCGACCGCGTCACCCACAGCGATGAAAGCGTGGATCGTGTCCATCGCAGCGGGGATCAGCATGTCGCCGAACTTGATCGCCAACACCTGCACGTCCGCCTGCAGGCGGGAGAACTGGAACGACAGGTTCTTCGTGGTCGCTTCCCAGTCACCGGAGAAGTTCTTCGCGCCTTCGGCGACCTCAGCCTGTTTCAGCTCATACCTGCCGAACTGCTCGACCAGGATCGAGATGCCGGTCCCGGCCTTCTTCGTGAATGCTTCCTCGAGAACCTGCCCCCACCGGTTCGCGGCGATCCCGGACGTTTCGAAATGGTCGTGCAGGGTTCGCAGCGCCCCGGACAGGCCGTGGTCGGCGAGAGCGGTCTGCAACTGCCCGACCGTCAGGTGGATCAACCCGAGCGCCTTGTCGGCCTTCTGCGCCGGGTCGGAAAGGTTCTGCACCGCCTGCCGCAGATAGGTCGCGGCCTGCGCCCCGCGAATGTTGTTATCACCGAATACGGCCAGTGCCGCGCCGGTCTGGGTGAGGTTCACCCCGAACGTCTTCATCTGCACCAGAAGACCCGAACCGAGAGCGTCGGCCAGATCCTGCATGTGCATGTCACCGGCGCCGACGATCGCGTTCAGCGCGCCCATCGCATGCCCGAAGTTCTGCGCGCCTTTGATCCCGGACACGATCGTCGCGTTCAAAGCGTTCGTGACGTCGGTCAGGTCGGCGTTGCCGACCTTCGCGCCTTCCGCCGCGGTCTTCAGCTCCGCGATCGCCTTCGCCCCCCGAGCGCCGGTGGACGCGATGTGGAACATGGCCTCAGAAAGCGCTTCAGGGCCAGTGCCGACCTCACCCGAAAGCCCGAGGATGGACTTGCGCATGGAGTCGACACTGGCCTGAGAGACACCCGCCTGGGTGTGGATCAGTTCTGTGGACTGCTGGAACTTCGACGCGGCCTTCAGTGATTCGATCGCGACCACACCGAACGCGACCGCCGCGCCTATCCCGAACTTCTTCAGCGACATGGCGGAGGCGTCAGCCCGCGCCGCCATCCGGTCGAACTGCGCCGACGCCCCATCGTCGATGCCTACGAATCAGATAATCGGAACACCAGCGAAGTAGCGGGCATGGTGTTCCGACCTCCTTCCTACGGGGTTCGGGCCTCCTCGATGTAGGAGGCGGCGAGGCGCAGGAGATCGGGAGAGTCCTTCAGCATCCCGATCCCGGCATTGCAGAGACCGCAGAGCAGACCGCGCACTTTGCCGGTCTCGTGGTCGTGGTCGATGTGGAGGCGGCGACCGCCGAACGTCTCGCCGCTCTCGCCGCAGAGAAGGCATTTGCCTTCCTGCTGTTCGTACATGTCGATGTAGTCGTCAGGAGTCAGCCCGTAGACCTTGAGCCGCCAGTTCCGCATGCTGCGCTTCTGCTGCTCGCGGTTCATCTCGCGCCACTCGCGCAGGTACTGCTTGTAACCCTCATGGTCCTGCGCTCGACGTTCGCGGTCCTTCACCTTCGCGCAGACCTTGCAGTATGTTGCTCGCTTGTCCTTCGTGCTGCGATGGGCGTAGAACTCCAGCAGCGGCTTCTCCTGCTGACAACCTCGGCACAACTTCGTCTTGTCGATGCCAACAGGCTCTAGCAGCGCTTGGGTCCGGCGCAGGGCGACCAGTTCGGCGTTACGTTCGAGATATTCCTGCTGGATCAGATAGGCGCACGCCTTGCAGTAGCCCTGCACACCCGAACGGGTCGACTTGTTCTTGTGGAAATCGGTCAGCGGCTTGGTGTCACCGCATCGCGGACAACGCTTAGTACCCTCGGTCACATCGGCCTCTATCCAGGTCGGTCACGCCCCCGGACGGTTACCGCCGTCGCGGGGGTCTTGCTGGCTAGTATCTCACTTCTTCATGCGTTCGGCTCGGATCGCCTTCGCGGCGGTGAGCATCACGTCGTAGTCCTCAACAGGGAGGCGGGCTCTTACTTCGGGGTCGCCGATCGCGATGCCGAAGACTTCCCAGATGATCGGGGCGAGGGCGAGGAAGTGGTCGGCTCCTCGCCGCTGGTAGGGACCGGATCACCCGTGTCCGCGTAGAAGAACTGCGGGTTCCCGTCGCCGTTGAGCTTCACGATCGGCTTGTGATCCTCACCGAGTTTCAACGTGCCGTCGCTGTTCTGCTCGAACTTCAACATGACGGTTTCCCCGGTCTGATCGACCATCCGGGAGGTGAGGGTGTCGAGGTCGAAGTCAAGGTCGGACAGGGTCGGCTTCTCACCGGTTTCCCGCCAGACCGCGAGCGCGTAGGCGGCTTGGATCGCCAGCACGTCCTCACTGTTGAACGCCTGCACGAACTCGTCTTTGCTGTCATAGCCGGTCCAGGCTTTGACCTGCAACATCTCTTTGAGGCTCAAACCTCGGAGCGGGAATTCCTTCCCGCCCATCGTCGTGATGATGGTGAGTTCCATGACCCCTTGACCCCTCTTAGAAGAAATCGGTGAAGCCCGCCGCGGCGATCGTTTCCTCGACGGTGAGCTGGCAGGCGGCGAGCACTTCCGGTGCTGCGGCTTCGCAGGGCCGGGTGAAAAACCCTGGCCGGACGTTCGTGTCGTACCAGTGCTCCCGGTTCCCGAACAGCGGATGCCGCAGGGCTCCGGCGTTGATCGCCCGCAGGTTGTGCTGCGCCGACCCCCGGTAGGTTTTGCCGGCCGTTTTCGCGCGGCTTTTCTTCTCGGCGACAGCCGAGTTGGGTTGCCGCATCCGAACGGCGACGTTCGCCGCCCGCAGACTGACCGACGCACCGACCGACACCGGGGCGGACGCGACCCATTTATTAGCGCCGCCGGTGCGCGGCAGGGTCGTCATCGCCTCATGCACGATCGCCGGTTTCACCGGTTCGACCGCCACCCGGATGTTCTTCAACATCTGCCTGCGCAGGACCGTGTTCCCCGCTTCGGTCAGCCGTGCGGCGACCCGTTCGAGCTGTTCGGTGCCTTCGATCTTGATCATGTCGACCCCTTGGGTTGAGCCGATGGTGGCCGAAGGGGTCGCTGCGGCCACCATCGGGATCTACAGGGCCGTGTCGGTGTTCGTGATCGTGACCTGCACAACATTATCGACCTGGTTGTCGAGGACCGTGTAACCCATCGACAGCGGGACCACATCCGGGCCGCCCACCGACAGGTCGCCGGTGTCGAACTTCACCGCTGGAAGAACGAAGTCGAGAACATAGTGCGTCGACCCGGTGATGATCGGGCCGGTGAACGTCACCTGCAACGCCGTTCCAGTGTCGGCTTTGAACAGGTCCCACAGTTCCGCGCGGGAGGTGAACTCCCCACCCAGAGTCCCGGTGAGCGGACGGTAGTCATTCTCGATCTGTTCCTTCTTCACTCCGGCGTTACCCAGACCGAACCGGTCGACCTTCATCGGGTTGGAGAAGTCAAGCTCGAAGGAGTTCACCAGAGTGGCGAGCGGGGTGCCACCGGAAATCGACGTGACGCCGGTCGTGGTGGAAGGGGTGCCACCGAGGCTGATGGTGGCCTGAGAGAAGTTGAACACGCCGTTCGTCGTCGGATACGACGCGGCGGCGAGAGCGGTGGCGGTGGCGACGTTCCAGAAATCGAACGTGCATGCCAGCATCGCGATCTGCGACGTTGACACGGAGAACTTCGCCCCAGTGATCTTCCCGCCGTTGAACGTGAACGGCTCAACCGTCCCGTCCGTCTGCGGGACACCCTTCTGGTAGGTAAGACCCAATCCGGTCAGAGGTCCGGGGGTGATGATCGACTTGTAGGCCGACCCGGTGACGACAGTCGGGCCGGAAATCGCCCCAAGCATGTGCTTCCACAGCAGCAGCTGACCGTTGTAGGCGGCTTCGACGTTCAGGTCACCACCTGCCGTCACCGTGGAGACGACACGGCGGTTCGCCCGGTCGTACTGCCCACCCGCGTGCAGACCCTTCCCTTGCAGGACGTTCTTGGTGTAGTTGACGCTTTCCGTGTCGAACTCGAGGGCGTGGTCGACGGTGACGGCTGTGCCGACCGTGGATTCCGCGCCGATCATGACCTGCGATGACAGGCCGGAGCCGATCGCCATGGGTTACTCGCCTTCCTTGGAGGTCCGCTTACTTTTCTCGACCGACTCCCACACGGTTTCCGGCCATGCGTACTTCTTCGCGATGTCGTCCGGCACCTCGACAGCCTCGTCGGGGCCGCAGATGCCATGCCAGTCGGGGAGGCGCACGTCGAGTTCGACGCTGGTGATGTTGCGGAACTTCGCCACGGTGTCTCCTAGAAGGTGGTTCGGCTGCGGCAGCGGACAGTGAAGGTGATCAGGTGCCGGCGGGCTAGTTCAGGTGCAGTGCCGGCGGGTAGCGGAAGGTGGGTGAGGTTGTTGATCTCGGCCCATCCCGGCTGGGCGAGTGCCCCGCCGAGGCTCAGATCCGCGATGAGCAGCGGCGCGAAGGTGTCGAAGATGCCGCTGGCGATGTCACGCGCCTGCTTCTGCGTGCCTTTCATGCGGATGTCGATGCAGCAGGGGATCGAGTAGTTCTCATCGACCTGCTTGGCGCCGAGCCCAGCCCATGAGCGGGTGCCGTCGACTTGCGCGTCGGAGTCGCTGATCGCCGGGTTGGGCGGTTGGGTCAGACCGATGATGAACGACCCTTTGCCGATTTGGGTGGGCCAACCGTCGATGACAGCGACAGTCTGCCCTTCAACCGTGACACCAATTACTGAGGTTGTGGCGAGGCCGACGAGATGATCGACAGCCGCGCTGATCGACAGCGTCATCTATCCGAACCAGGCGACGTTGCGGTCCCACCAGGGCAGGCAGGTGGTTGCGTCGGCGGGGGTCAGATCCACTGAGAACGCGCCGCCGGACCCAGCCAGTTTCCGCAGAGCGGCGACGTTCCACTGGGTCAGCCAGATACCGCCGGAGGTCACACCGGGCGTCCCGTCCGAGTAGGGGCCTTGACCTTCGCTGTACAGGCCGAGGTCGGCGTTGCGGACTGAGGTGGGGTTGCTGTAGCCGCGTTGCGCGACGTCCAGCACGATCGACCGGGCGTTTGCGGGGAGCGGATCGACGATCGTTTCGCATTCCTCGTGTGCCAGGTCGAGGATGAACTGCGCTCTAGTGTCGTCGAGGGTTTCGTTCAGGTAGAGGGCGAGGTCGTCGACTGTCGCGACTGGTGTGGACATTTCACCCTCCCTTATGCGAGCTGGTCAACGGAGGCGAACGCAGTCACGACACCTCCAGAAGACGAGAACGGGCATTAAGCGACGACAGGGGTGACTGTGACGAGATACAGCACCGCCGAACCCTGAGTTGAGCCAGGGTCGGAGCCTGTGGTCGCACCGGTGGTGGAGACGACGAACTTCACGGGGGTGGCGGCAGTGAACTCACCCGGCAGATACCGGTTGCCTGAAGTGACAGGGTTGCTCGTGAACGTCACGGACGCACCCGACACCACGTAGAGACCGTCGAAGTCGCTGGTGGGGTAGGCGAGCGCCGCCGCATCGCTGAGCCGTGACAGACTCGGCCCAACGAAATAGTCTGCGCTGGAACCGATGGTGAGATCCGCAGCAGTCATCGGCAACGCTTGGCCTACGAGCGCATGCCACATACCCAGCGTTTGGCCCCCGGCAGTGCCACCGAGGATCAGATCCCCTTGAGGTGTCGTACCGTCCCACGCCGTATCGATCTTCAACCACGCGTCGAGCAGCACGTCACCCGCTGCGGGTGTCCAGATGTCAGCGCCGGCCAGCAGGTCAGGGGTGTCGAAGGTGATCGGGAAGGAGCGGGTGAAGGTTGACAGGCTGCCGCTGTCAGATGGAACTTCGGCGCGAGTCGGGTCGTCCTGTGTGGCGTTGACCGCGACAAGTTGACCGGTCCCAGTCGTGGCGATCGCCGTCAATGAGGATGGAGCAGCCCACACGGAGATCGACGACTGGCTGTCGAGCACCTTCGCCGACCTGGCGAGTTGCGTGGCCGTCGTGGCGTCGGCGTAGACATCGTTGGTGAAGTTCACCGGGTCGCCGGGGGACGCCGAGGTGAAGGTGAACGTGTAGTTCACCCGCGATTCGGACGACTTCACTTCTTCGCTGCCGTCTTCTTGGCGGTCTTCTTCGCAGGCTTCTCGTCCGTCGCTTCGGATTCCTCCGCGTCTGCTACCGGGTCGGCAGCATCCCCAGCCAGGTTCTCCGGGGTGGACAGCCTTTCCGTGACAGTCCGAGGCTGACCTTCCGGCCCCGGACCACCATCCGACAGACGCTCATTCACCGTGTTCGGGCCGTCATCCTCAGTAGAGATCCGTTCGTGAACAACACCCATGACAGGTTCCTTTCAAAGATGGGTGACCCGGAAGCCGGGCGCTGCTCGGTCACCGGCTTCCGGGTCACGTCACGGGCTAGGAGGTCTTCACGCTCGCGATGACCAGAGCCTCCGGGCGGACCACCTTCGCGCCGTACAGGTGCAGACCCTTCAACGCGTCAGCGAACCGCTTCTCCGGGCGGAACGCCTCAACCTTGTTGATCTGCTCCGCGTAAGACGTAGCGATCTGCGAACCCGCGATCGCCAACTGGCCGCCACCCGACAGGGCAATGTCGGTCTGCGCCGCCGAAGCCGTCGAGTTCACCCCGGTGGTCGCCGTCGTGCCGTCAGCCGACACCGACACGACCGTGTTCGTCGAACCCACACCCGTACCGGAGATCGTCAAGCCGACATCACCCTGGTTGAACGTCCCGGCCGCGCCGACAATGTCCTTGTTGCCGGACGTTGTCGTCGCGTGGATGCCAGTACGGTTCGACTGGAAGGCGTTGTTCGACTTGAAAATCTGGAACCCGGCCGCGTCGCCGACCATGCCGTTGTGCAACGCCTGGTTCCCCGACTCGTTGTACTTGATGAACCGGGAGTCGAGCTGCAGCTTGCCGTAGACAGCGGGCGGGACGACGATCCAACGACCCTCGGACGGGACGTTGTTCTCATCCAACGTCACCGACGCCGGGACCAGAAGTTCGTCGTACACGTTCGTGACCGTCGTCGCGTCCACGACACCGAGGTCGTTCCCGGCACCCGCAGCCATCTTCGCCGCGACGTACTGGTCCGCGACGTCCCGCAGCCCGTAGCCGGCCTTCTCCGCCGCTTCGGTCATCAGCGCACCGCCGTTGCGGGCCTGCCGCAGGTCGATGTCATCGACCTCGAACGCGAACGCCTTCGACTGGTCGATCACGAGCTGCTGGTCGGAGTCGTCCAGAACCTCGATCGTCAGATCGGTGTCCTTCGTGTAGTTGACGATCGTGGGGTTCGCGATCGACACGATGTGGACGGTGTCGCCGTAGGCGGCGATGTCACCTTCGTAGTTCCGGTTCACGACCGGCGCGGACGCGTAGACGAGGGACTTCTCGAGGACGGACAGCAGGGTCGCGGCCCATACCTCGGGGATGAAATTGGTGATCGCCACGGCGATCTCCTCTCGGACAGGCCAGCGGACCCGTCAGAGCGGGCTAGGAGGTGCTGGCAGGGTTACGGTTTGATGCCGAGGAGCGTGTTGAGGCGGCCGTCACGGCGGGCCTGTTCGATCTCGGCGTTCTTGCCTTCACGGGCGAGACGTTCAACGTCTGCCTTCGTCAGTTGACCGGGGTCGGTCGGCCCGCCGCCGCCTGAACCCTGAGCCGGGTTCGGTGCGGGCAGCCGGGCGGGTGCGGCGAGGGACGGGTTCGCCGTCACGGCGTCGGTGATCGCAGCGGCCAGCGCGGCGGGGTCTTGCGGGTCGAGGTCGGCGATGGTCGCCATGAACGCCCGCGAGTCGAGTAGCGCGGCGGCGTTCCCGTTCGCTGTCGGTGCGGCGCGGACCACAGCGAGTTCGAGCTGGGCTTGTTTCGCCTGAGCCTGTGAGGCTGTGAGGGCTTCGGTGAGTTTCGTCGGGTCGGCCGCAGCGTCCTCGACGAGCCCCAACGCCTTCCCGATGGTCTGCGCCAGTTCGGTGCGGGCCTGCTCCGCCGCAGTCTGCGCTGCCGCCTTCGCGTCTTTGACTTCCTGAGCGCGCGCGGCGAGCGCGTTCCGTCCGCCCTGGGTGAGCAGCGTCTCCCGCTGTTCGGGGGTCAAGCCTTCCAGAGCCTTCGCGATCGCCGGGTCGTCGTGCAGCGGTGCCGAGACGACCGGGGCGGGCGGGGTTGGGTCGGGCGGGGTTGGGGTCGGAGGAGCGGGCGGGGCCGGCGAGGGGGTTGGGGTCGGGTCGGTGACGGGCGCGGTCATGTAACCCTCCAGGGGTCGGTTGGTCCCGCATCAAGCGGGGGTTCAGACAGCGGGCGGTGCAGGAACCGGAGCGAGGTCGGGTTTGAGATCGGCGGCTACGGTCGCGTTGGCGCGGGCTTCCTTCACCAGCAGCGCATTGGCGAGTTCGGCTTCGACCTGCGCCGCCCGGTCGGCCTCGAGGTCCTTCTCGATCTGGGCGCGTTCCACCTCGGACCATCCGAGTCGCTTGCGCACCACATCGGAGTTCGGTGAGACGGCACCCATCTCGGCTTGTTTCGCCATCGCGTCGGTGACGGAGGCGAGGTTGAGGTTCGCCGGGTCCATCCAGTCGACCTCGAGCCGCCGGTAGGCGTCGGGTAGTGCGCCACCGTTGAGGAATCGGGCGACGAGCTGCATCACCTCGCGGATACCGCAGTTCGACATCCGCTGCTTATGCCGGGCCTTACGGTCACGTCGAGAATCGACCAGGCCTTGGGATTCGGCGGCGACCGGGTTCCCTTGGGTGTACAGGCCGAGATCCTGTGGGTTCGCGGCGATGATCCCCGCCATCTGCGAGGCGTACATCTCGATCAGCTTCGTGAACACGGACGGGTCGTAGGGCTTCAACTGCTGCAGGGTCGGAAGGTCACCGTTGGAGTCCCGTTCCAGGGCGAGCATCCGGGTGACGTAGGTGTCCCACGCCGATTTCGGGGTTCCGTCCGCGTTCTGGAAGTCCGCTTCTGTCGCACCCAGCAGCACCTTCTGCGGCACCGAGTAGAACTCGCGGGCGACCTCGAGCCCCAGCAAGGTTCGGCAGGCAGCATCGGTGATCGACATCACTTCGGGGGTGATCTCCGCGAAACCGTCCCGGTCATCAGAGGACGCCTGGTTCGCGATGCGCACCGCCGGCACCATCCCGAAACCGTGCATGTCCCGGTCGATCAGCTCCCACTGGTGGTTGTCGTCCTCGCCGACGTGGATCGTCTGGTCCGGCAGGTACAGGGCCGCGTGTCGGCGTTCGTCGAGCCAGTAGGTTTGCAGGACGGCGGTGGGTTTAGCGGAACGCACATCCCAGATCGCGGTCATGTTCAGCGGTGACTCAACGCAGATCCGCGGCGCCTCGCCCGGTGAGTCTGCGGAGCCGACCGTCACCCAGCTCCGACCCATTGAGAACAGGTCGGTGAACATCAACGTCTGGTCGGAGTCCATGCCGTTGTCGAACCAGGCGTCGGTCATCACCTGATCCGGTGTAGTCGCGCCAGGCAGCCGGAAAGCGTCGACGCTCATCCGTTCCACCAGCGGGTCGACCGCCACGCGGGGCCAGCCGACAACGGTGCGCAGAAACTCAAGTTCGGCGGGGATCGCGATCCGCAGGTTCGTGATGACCTGCAAACCCCGGTAGTACGAGCGGGTCAACTGCATGATCTGCCGTTCCCGCCAGCCCCGCTGCTGCAACTTCGCGAGCAGCACCCGCTCACTGTCGGACAGGTTGAGCAGCGGCAGTTGAGGGACGTAGATCGGGGAGTAGCGAGGCCATTCCGGGGCCATCAACGACACGTCGAGCCCCTTCCTAGTTCATGACGATGACGCGACCTTGGCCGCGTGCAGGCGAAGCTCGAACCACCTGAGCCGCTTGGGTGACCGCGACCAGCGCGGTGATGCCGTCGCCGTCCCATTTCCAGGTATCACCGGAACGTCTCTGTGTGGCCTTGGTAACGGCGGCTTCCAGTTCCGGTTGCGGAGCCGGGTAGCGGAAGGTCCGGTCGAGCACCGACCGGTAGAACGCTCCGCAGCCCTGCGCGTAGTCGGTGCCGTTGAGCGTCTCCACCCGGATGCCGGCTTTGATCAGATCGGCCATCAGCGACCCCGCGGGATGGCCGGGATGCAACCAGAGTTTCGTCCGCTGCCTTCGTGTGATCTCCGCGACTTTCGGCACGAACCACTCACCGGCAGCGCCGTCAAGCACCACCTCGCCGTGGATCAGCCCATCCGTCCGCCACCCTGCCGCGGCAAGGGTCACATGCGACTGGTCCGGGCTCATCGACACGACCAGCTTCGGGGTGCCGTCGATCTGCGAGGTCGCGTCCCCGCATGCGACCAGGAGATCCAGCGGAAGCGCCATCGAAGTCGTCTGTTTCGGCACCCACTGGTTCAGGTACGCCCGCCGGAAGCCGTTCAAACCGTCTTCGGAAGCGAGCATCGTCGCTAGTTCGGCTTCGATCGCTTCCTCGTCGATCGTGAACCCGAGCGCCGGCATGCACGTCCGCCACACGTCACGGTCGAACGGGTCAGCGTCCTGCGGTGCGGACCACTCGAAATAGGCGATCCGCGACGGCGAACCGTCCTCGACGAGCTGCCGCCCGTGCTTCACCTTCGTCCACAGGTACGGGGACGAGTCCTGCCAGCCCGCCGTGGAGATCACCAACGTTTGGACGTTACGCCGGGTGATCATCGCCGGGCCGAACGCCTGCTCAAGACGGTTGTCCACCTGGGCGAACGCCTCATCAATGAACGCCATGTCGATCGTCGAGCCGTGACCGGCCTTCTCCGTCGTCGACTCGATCCCGAACCGGGAACGGTTGGGAAACCGGACATGCTCATCACCCGGCGCCCACGACGGCTTCGCCTTCAGCCGGTCACCCAACGTCAAATCAGGTTCGTAGTCCTCTTTGAACTTCTTCCGGGCGTCCTTACGGGTCTGCGCCGTGTAAACCACAACCTGCCGCGGGCCGTAGAACTCCGACGCCCGACACCTCAAACACGCCAACGCCAAAATCAGCAGCGTCTTCCCCGACTGCCGCGGAACCGTCAACCGAACCTCGCGGTACGCCAACCGTCCCGTGTCCGGATCAACCTCGAGCGCCACATCCGCGACGTGCTGCTGCCACGGCATCAAAGGCTTACCGAGGATCTTCGCGACCGCACCCGCCGAACCACCGAGCGTCTGACGGTCCTCGTTACGCGGCGATGAAAACCTAGGCGGGCACGCTAAGGGCAGCCGAGAGATCGTCACCGTCGCCCACCTTCGTCGCCGCCAGGGCCAACAAGGTTTCCCGCAGCTCCTTCGAGATGCCGGCCACCGCCAGATCCTTCGTCCCCCGAGCGTCATCAAGACGCCGAGCCAACATGAACGCCAACTCCGCCAACGACTCACCCATCGCGTGATCCATCAACAGCGCCTCAACATCGCTGCGGACCTTCAACTCGATCGAACCGCAGGGATGGTCACCATCCGGAGCCGTCACGGCCCACCGCCTTACGCGAAGGAGCTGTTTTTTCCCGAAAAC